AAAGTTACTCTGCTCTGTCTCTCTTGAGAGATAGGCATGCTTGGGTGCTCTTCTTTATGGAGATCATTTTCAATTGCTTTTGTCTTTGTATCAGTAAGATTACGGAAATATTCATCCCGATCCTCTTTTACCTCAATAGGACAACGCATTAAAATTAATCCGCCTATACCTATGACGCCTTTGTACTTACCGTCGTTGACAGATGGAAGATCCATTCTATCAGGATACTCGTCTGCTCTCACAAATTCATAACCACTTCGGAGACGGCCAATAATATTTTTTTCATCAGCCATTCCTCTGTACTCAGCTCGCACCCACCTATGATGAAAACCATCAGGTGGTTCTGGCGCTTCTAAGTTAGAAGGGGGTACCCAACCCCTTGGTCTAGAGACTTTTTCACGTGTCTCTGATTTGCGTGAGGGTAGTGATTTTATACCTTTTGTAGTCATGTTACGCCTCCTTCACGTGTTTTGCGTAGTCTTCAAGTGACACACCTAGCTTTTTAGCTATAGCAACTTGTGAAGGTGTGAGTCTCACAGTGCGGCGCCCAGATTTAACCGATCTATTTGCAGAAGCAACAGCCTGAGCGGGTCTGTCCTTCTTGTTAGTATCCTCAAACTTATGAGGAAACTCATCTCGTATACGTTTATCTAATTCTTTATAATACTCATCTGACTTCCCGTCAAATCCTTCTTCTTGTAAAAGTTTTTTATGAATAGATAGTGCAGTATATGTCATTGCTTCATTTGCACCAAACCAAGAATTTTTTTCTGCCCAAGCCTCTGCTTTTGGATCAGGTTTAACATTTTCTATTGGTTGTTGTGGTGTTTTAGGTGAATTTTTTTGCTGTTTCAAAGCTCTTTCTCTTTGTGCTTTTGAAGCGTTAGCTCTTTCTTCTTCAATAGCAAGTCTAGCTATAGCTTGTTGAGCTTCAACTTGTTTTTTAGCATTACCTGAATTTATAGCATCTTGTAAGACACCCTGTGCCTTTTCCATTTCAGATGTTACTCGTTTAGAATATTCATCTAAATAACCATCATCAACATCTTTTACTTTTGATTTAAGATCCGCATTTTCTTTATTAACAGCCTCAGCAAATCTAATTGCTTCTTTTTCTCTTCGTTCAGCCTCTCTTATTTTAAAAGTGAGTTTGTCTATTCTTTTTTGTACGTTAGCACCGTACTCATCAACTTCTTTTTTATTATCAAAGCCTTCTTCTTCAACTTTTGTTTCTTCAGTTTGTTCCTCTACTTTGACATCATCTTTTTTTTCATCCTTTAATTCAACATCAACAGGATCACCAGATGTGTCTATGGGAACCATTTTGTCTTGCTCAGACGCTACTTGTTGCATACTTTTCTCCATGTTATAGTAAGTTCCTTGGTAAAATATCACGAGGATCATCAACAGTTGCTATAATCTCGTCTTCATTTACAATTCTTAGTTCTCCGTCTTCAATCTTAATTCTAGAACCAGCATATGATGTAATTAATACCCAATCACCCTCTTTGCACCAAGGTTTACCATCTGGATATCTTGTTTTATCTTTGTATGCCATAGGACCAACTTTTAAAACTTTGCAAATATTTGTAGTCATCTGTGATTCAGAAACTGTCTCATCAGTCAAATATAAACCGCTTTTTGTTTTATTGTTTAATTTTAATGGAAACAAAACTATTCTCCAACCCGTAGGGGTTGGTATTTTTTCTAACTCTTTTTTTTCTTTCTCAGCTTTCTTATTATCCCAAATATGTTTTGGTACGATAAGTTTTGGTTTAGTCATCTTCTAGCTCCGTTTTCTTTAGCAGGTCCGTGAGTTCCTGTATTTCTTGTTTAAGTGCTGCGTTTTTACCAGTCAGGTATTTATAATCTGACCAGTCTTTACACAATCCGCTAGTTATAGACTCTTCTACTTGTTTTTGTCTAGCAATTAATTGTTTTTTGTATTCAGTAAAAAAATTTTCTAACCGCATGATTTCATAAGATCAGCTAATTTTTTACAACGATTTGGAGTTTGTTTATTCCATTTGGAGTCTAGCATCTCAAAACTTGCACCAATAAAATTGGCTTCCCGTAAGCATTTCCACATGTTACGGAAATTTTGGACACCATACTGGCCCAGCTGAAAACACATCTCCGCTAACACGTGTTGAGCTGTTTCTGGTAAATCATCAATATTATTTTGAGTCATTAATTGTTTAGCTTGAGCTATTGCTCTGCTTAAATCTTTGTCAAATACCGATTGTAATTCTTCTTCAGTATATTCTTTATCTGGAACAAAATTATCACCTACAACAACTTTATGGCCCCAGCCTATGGTGTCAAACCCCTCGGTATCTTGATAAATTTTATTTCTAAACCCTTCACTTAATTTTACTGATTTTGATAATGCTTCGTAACTCATTTACCCTTTATTACTTTCTGTAAAGTTTTAGCTTGTCTTGCATGTGTATTAGATGCTTTCTTTAATGCTTTCACAACTTTTTTAACTTTTTTTACTTTATTTTTTTTCACTTCTTTTTAAACATTCCTATCGCACTAGATCCCGCCTTGATGCCGAAGCTGGCAGATATCGCTATATACAACAAATTATGGTAATACGACGGCAAATCCTGAAGGGCAAGGAAGCCACGATGTACATGTTCTTGTAAAGGCGTGAATACTAAAACGGCTGGAAGTAGTAGCACAATTAATGCCACCTCATCTTTCCAGCTGCCTTTCATTTGGTCAACGGCACTTTGCTCCCATGCAACCTTTCCAGCAATTTGATCTTCTTTAAGTTTTTGCGTTGCTTTAATTGTTGTAAGTTTTAATTCTTGTTTTGCTTTTTTTGTTTCTACAAAACCCTTGACGCCGTCAGCAACGACGCCAAGTAAGGGCTTTGCTAATAATTGCCAAACCATTATTTTAGATTGCTCCTATAATTATAATTACGACTAATGCTACGATACCAGCTTTAATCCAGTCTTTCATACTCCAGTCTGACCATTCTTTTAAATGATCCCATAAGTCTGATAAAAGTTTCATAGAAACCTCCTTTGTTAAAGTTGCGAAGTATACTACTTTACGCCCTTGAATGGAACTTTTTTAATTTGCATTTTACTAGTTTGACCTTGTGGTCCTGATCCTTTGTTTTGTTTTACAACAAAAGGTGAATAAGTTATTGCTGCATCTGATGCTACAATAGTATTTGGAAAAGGATTTTTAAAAGGCACCTTAGTCATTTTTGCATTTTTAAATTTCATACTTTTACCCTTCTTTTTATCGGCCCACCCCTTTTTAATCCTCTAGCTTTAAGTGCAGCTGTAGCTTTTGCTAACCCGCCACCTTTCATAAAACCCATTTTATTTCTTACTGCTTTAGGAAGTTTAGGTAGTCCTTTGTTATTTTTTGGCACTGGTTTTAATTTTTTTTTCATATCAATGTATAGTTACGTTATCAGCCATATCTTTTAACGTTTGTTCTGCTAGTTGTAAAGCCTGATAATCTTCCATCGTAATCTTCAAAAGATCCTTAGCAACGCAAGCCATAGCCTCAAACATGATAAAATTTTCATCTAATGAAAGATTTTTATCAATAATGAGATCTCTCAGCTCTATGATAAATCTACTAAGTTGTTCTTCTTTTGTCACTTTTACCTGCCTTTTTTAAAGCAATAGCAACAGAAAGCCTTTGTTTAGCTTTCTTTTTACTAATACCTTTCTTTGAAGCTAGAGTATTGATTGCCTTTTGTCTACTCTTACTTGCTTTAGCTCTGTTTAATTCGCTAATATTAGCAGATATCGTTCTTTGACTAGTTCCTTTTTTGAGCGGCATCTAATTTTTGTAAATTTATATTCGCACGTAATTGTGCAATATCTTCTTGTGATTGAATTCTAGCTTGATCTGTTTTTTCTTTTTGTGCTAATTTTTGTTGTTCTAAGTTTAATTTTGAGAAATCAAACTGTGCATCAGCCTGGTCTTTCATCGCTCTCATTTGTAGTTCTTTTTCTTTTAATGCAATAACAGGATCTGGTTTACCAGCACCAGACATTTGAGCTTGCATCTGTTGAACCTCAGCTAAGAACTGTGCTTCCAGCGCCGCTATCTGACCAACTTTTAATTCATCAACATTTTGTGCTTGTTGACCCATTTGTTGTTCAGCTTGTGCTATTTGAACTTCTACTGCTTCTCTTGCTTTCAATGAAATGTGTTGCATTAAATGTTTATTTAAATCTATGGCCAAAGCTGGTTGCGCTTGTACGATTGGTGATAATCCAAACAATAAATGAGCTTGA